GTCGAGCATTGTTAGTAAGATGTTAGCAAGATGCGACTGGACTTCGAACGGGATCGATTTTCACAAGGTTAGCCAGTGCCCGGTAAAGGATGAGGCCGAGGTCGCGTTTTGGGGCTGTTCGATGGGAGCCTCGTTCAAACGGCACTCTGTTGCGATGAAGATGTATGATGAGTTATTTTCGCGAGGGTTGATCAAGAAGCTTCTGATCTGTTCACCTCATGATGAGAAGATGATTAGACAGAAATGCCAGATAGACGGCAAATCCTACGTTGAGATGCGCCCGAATACGAGAGAACACGATTTTCTCAAGTATGTGGCTGACGGAGATATTTTCGTCTGCACGTCAACGAATGAGGGGGCAGGGACGGGATTTCTTCAGCAGATGTATGCTGGTCAGCTCGGAGTGTTTCAGAAGGGGCAGAACATGGATGATGCGTATCCGTCTGACTATCCGTTCGTGGCGAACGGCGACCCCGAAACGGTGCAGATGCTTGCCTATCTTGCACGGAACTGGAAGAAGGTTAGTACGGAATGGCGACCAAAGATCAAGAAATTCTATGAGGAGACGCACGATCGTCGAATCTGCATGATGAAGATCATGAATATCTGCCAAGAACTGTCAGATGAGGAAGATGCTCGGATCACCGAGAAGTTCACCGAAGAGACAGTTATCGTCCGAGAGATGTTTGATCAGCTCAAATCCGGTGATACGCTTACGCTTCGTCAGGCCATTGAGATGTACGACAAGGTTGGGGAACGCACGATCCCGATCTCGAATCAGTCGACCGTGAATTGGATTTATCGAATGATGAAGCTCGTTGGGTTCAAAGAGGATCTGACACAGTATTCGTCCGTAATGATTAAGGAGTAAGGTATGGCAGAAGCAGATGTAAAAGACTCGATCCGGATCCCAGTTGACCGGATTTTCCCGAACGAGTGGAATCCGAATGAGCAGCGAGATGAGACGTTCAACGCCCTCGTAGCTGAGATCGAGGAAGATGGCTTCGACCATTGGATCCAAGTCGTTCCATGGCCCGACTGCCCTCATGTGGACAAGTCGAAGGGCGAGTTCAAGTGGGGCGAGGGAGAAGGCGAGTCCTGTTCAGGCTTCAAGATCATTGGAGGAGAGCATCGATGGAAGGCTGTGACCGTCCTCGAATGGGACGACGTTCCCTGTGTCGTTTACACCGACTGGGATGAGCGTGTTCAGAAGCTCAAGACGGTTCGACGGAACCTGCTCTCAGGTGATCTGAACGCTGCTAAGTTCACTCGACTCGTCCAAGGTCTTGAAGACGACGGCATGGAGAAGGCTGTGATCGCTGAGGCGATGGGTTTCCACAACGAAGCTGCGTTTTTGAATGAGCTGATCCAAGACAAGGAGGAGCGTGAGAAGACATGGCTTGATGCCTTGCAGGAAGAGAATAAGAAAGAGGTCGAGGCAGTTGATTCAATGTCGGACCTGCTGAACAATATCTTCTCGAAATACGGAGACACGGTCCCCCAGTCGTTCTTGTTCTTCATGTTCAAAGGAAAGACCCACCTGTTGGTAATGATGGATGCCCCATTGTATAGTGAGGTCGATCAAATGGTTACGCATTTGAAGGACACAGGTCAGAGCAGCGCAGATTTTTTTAAGGACGCCTTGAAACGTGAACGATCCAGCCGAACAGCAACAGAATAGTCTTGTTGTCTTAGATGAAGTAGTTGATGAGCGGTATCCGGTTGTCAATGAAGAAAGACTCCAGAAAGTATGGGATTTGCGGGTTCGTGGGATCACCGTTACCGCAATCGCGAAGGCTGTGGGTGTTTCGGTTGCTACGGTTTATAACGATATTAGAAAGATAGGCGAGCGGTATAAGAAGCAGATTATGCAGGCTGATCCAGTTGCGCTTGTGACTGAGAATCTGCAATGGCTCGATGAAATGGAGAGGGTCGCGCTGTACGAAGTTCATTCGGCAACTGCGAAAGTCGAGAAGACCGTCGATGAGCACGGGATTGTTACCGAGGTCACGACGCCGGATCCGAATAAAGCACGGTTTTACACCGCTGCGTTGAAGGCTCGAGAAATGAAACTTAGGTTGTTGATCGATACCGGGATCATCCCGACAGGAGATCCGACTAAGATGTTTCGTGCGCTTGAGGCATACCAGGAACATGAAGAAGACATTGAAAAGGAAGAACGGACACCGGATGAGATCCGAGAGTCAGTCAAGAGATTGTTGGCTGGTGGCCGTCACATGTAATGTTTGCTGATCCAACAGGAATTGAACCGTTTTCAGAGATTGATCGGATAAACGATCCTTTTCGTTTGATGGTTCTTGAGAAGCTTCTTACAGTTAAGAACAAGCGGATTGATTTTGCTACAAAGCACCATCGCAACACGCATGGTCGCAAGATGGATTTCAGAAGCCATAAGCATCTGTCTGATCTGTACAACACACTGGCTCCCGTCCTTGTTTTGCAAGGATCTGTACAGTCGATGAAATCTGAACTCGTAGTCATTGACCAGTTTGCCTGCGCGGCAAGTGGACTGAACGTATTCACGATTTTGCCGAAATATGAATTACGTGGTACCTACGTTCAGAATCGCATTGACCGGTGCATTGACATTGTCCCCGAGTATCAACGGCACATTGGTTCAGGTGGATTCAGTAATGTAGCCATGAAGCAGTTTGGTAAGGGAGTGATTAAATTCGTCGGATCGAACGTGATCTCGGATTTCAAGGAGTTTCCCGCAGACGTAATGTTTGTGGAGGAAGTCGACGAGTGCAATGAAGATAATGTCGAGTTGGGGCAAGATCGTCTCCGTGGGTCACCATATCAGTTTCTCCGCTATGTTGGAAATCCGAGGATTGAAGATCGAGGTGTCAACAAGAAGTACAAGCGGTCGAATCAGCAAGAATGGCATGTCGAGTGCGAGTGCGGAACACCGAGTCGGTTGGACTGGTTTGAGAATATCGTTAATTTAGTCCTTGATTCTGATGGGGTGCCGAAGGATTTTGAACTCCTCGATCAGGATTGGCGAGAAGGATCAGATATTCGTACGATATGCCGAGGATGTGGTGATCCGTTTGATCGGTTCGGTGAGGGGTTTTGGAAGGAATTGAATCCCGGTTGCTCCGCTGAGGGGTTCTTGCTGACAATGATGATGTCCCGGTTCAACAGTTTGACAGAGATGTTTTATCGGTTTCGCGAGGCATTTGGGGATCCCGCCGCGATGCAGCGTTTCTTCAATAGCTCGTTAGGGCTTCCATTCACGAACCTTGATTCTCGCTTGACTGACTTGCATTTGAAGAAGGCAGCTCAGCTCGATGAGTACTCCTTCCGTCACCACTCGACGTATAGCTGTATTGAGGATGATAGTCACGAAGGCCCGTGTTCGATGGGCATTGATGTAGGTAAGTGGTTTGACGTACGGATCTCGAGAGTGATGGATAACGGCACACGCAAGGCTGTGTATATCGGTAAGGTGATGTCCCGAGAAGAATTGATCTTATTGGGGCTACGCTACAATGTTGAGGTAGCTGTGATTGATAGTCTACCAGAAGCGAAGGTAGCCCAGGACTTGCAGGACGACTCTCCGTTCTACGTTTGGCTCTGTCGTTATGGAGGCGAGGGTGGTGATTCTCGAATCAAGAAGAACAAGAAGGATCGAGGGTTTACTGTTGACCGAACCTCGATTTTGGATAAGACGCTTGCAGAATTGAAGTCGGGACGTAATATTTTGCCCAGGAATTACAGCTCGATCATGGATGATCAGTTTGTTAAAGAGATGACGGTTTCGGTTCGGCAATGCATTGACGACAAGAACGGGAATCAGCGATATGTTTGGACAAAAGGCAAGGATCATCAACGTCACGCAGATGTTTATGATTACCTCGCTTCCACGATGATGACGACTTCGGTGGATATTCTTGGAGGAGCGAGCGTAGGATGATTAAAGCCGCAGACACAGAAGAGGTAGAAGAGACTGACGAGTTGATTCTCGACATGGCGTATATTTTGTCCGATGATTCGATCGTGTCAGCTGAAGATTACGGTCGGACGGCGGGGAAAAAGCCATTAGAGAAGGCTATGCCTGGTTCCGCACAGAAACGTACGAAGGACAACACCAAAGGCATCTCGATCAATGATGCTGTCCATCCACCGCTCCCACCTCACCTACTGTCTAAGTTCCTCGAGGCAGACGAGATCCATTTTCGCTGTGTGAAGGTGAAGGTCACTGATAGCGTTGGCCGTGAGTGGATGTTGGTCAAACCAAGGCGACGTATCGTCGAAGATTCCGATTTCAATAAGCAACGTAATGAGGTTCTTAGCTTCCTTGACGGAGCGAACGAGGTTCATGGTTGGGAGGGTGTGTTTGAGCAGGCCGCTATGGACTACGAATCCGTTGGTTGGGGAGCGGTTGAGGTCGTCCGATCGTTTGATAAGAAGATCAAGCACCTGTACCATATTCCTCCAAGCCGTATCCGTGTTTTGAAGGGGTGGAAAGGTTTTGTTGAACTTGGAAGAGGGCCGGGACAGTCAGTCTTTTATGTTCCGTTTGGACAGAAGGTTGTTAGCCCGAGTCGCAGGAAATTGGATGGTACGTTCGAGGCATATGATCCGCTGTTGGATGGCCCTGACATTGCTAACGCCCGTTGGAATTTGAGGGACCGGAAGAACTTGAACGATTCGGTGGGGTTTCGAAACATTAAGCGGTCGGCTAACGAGATTTTGTATATCCCGAAGGTCCACCCACAGTCGATCTACTACGGGCTTCCTGATTTCGTTCCCGCGATTGGATCGATCATGGGTAACGTCAATATCCGTGATTTCTTTTTGCAGTTCTTCGATCATAACACGGTTCCGCAATATGCTGTGATCATTAAGGGCGCGAAGCTGTCGGATGAGGTCAAGCAATTGATCATGAATTATTTTGCGCAGGAAGTGAAGGGACACGCGCACAAGACACTGGTGATCCCGATTCCGGCTGCTGGCGGTGATGTGGAAGTAGAGTTCAAGGCGTTGTCTACTGGTGTTCAGGAAGGCTCGTTTCAGGAGACCCGCAAGAATAATCAGAATGCGATCATCATAGCTCATGGATTGAGCCCGGCGATCATTGGGATGGTTGAGACTGCTAGTCTCGGATCAGGAAAAGGCAGTGCTCAGCAGGAGAACTATAAGAACAGAGTCGTTGACCCGTTGCAGAAGCGGTGGAGTCGAGCGATTAATCGGTTGTTCCGCCATGGGCTCGGGACCCCAGATGTCAACATTGAATTCGACTCTCTTGACCCAGAAGATCGCACTAAGCAACGTCAAAACCTCGTGGCCTTTGTAGAGGCTGGAATGATGTCAATCAATGAAGCTCGCGCCCGTGGTCGTATGGGAGAGCCCCTTTCTGGAGGAGATCGCCCGTATATTTTGAAGAGTGGGATCCCGATTTTTGTCGATGAGCTGGCAGGGGCTCCAGATCAGTTGAGTGATCCGAACGCTATGCCGGTTCTCCCGAAGGCAGTTGAAAAAGGTGATCGGCTCGAGAGAATTGCAAAAAGAAATCACGGATATTGACGTTACCCATGATCGATCCAATCGCGGGAACGAAATCAGGAAGCCC